AAATTGGTATCACCAGGCCCAGCGCCTGCCCCAGCGGCAACAGTGTTACCGGAAACGCCACCCTCGAAGCTGTAGGTGACAGTAGCCACCAGCCACCTCCCAGGGGATTACCTCAGGGAGGCGTCAGTTCCACGACGTAACGAGGAAAGTCTGGCAAGTGACTGAACCAAACGCAGCCGACAAGGTCCCCCGCAGCACAATCGCACACGAGGCCGTCAAGTCCACCGCCGCGCTGGTCAGCGGCAAGTCAAGAACCATCGCGTTCGCAGCCAGCGAAGACGTGGTCGTGTTGATGCCACACACGATCGTGCCTTCAGTTTCAAGCGTGTTGCCGGTCGAGGCGACAGCAAGACAGCGAATCCTCGCCCACAGGTGCCACGGCAGCCCCGTCAGCGAACCCGTGCCAAGCGTCAGCGCCGGCGACGTCGACAACGTCGTGGGCGTCGCACCCGCGGCGAGCAGCCACGTCAAGTTAGAAGTCGTACCGCCCGTGGTGAACAAACCCGACGCATACACCTTGATCGTCTTGTTAACCCGCCACTCATACGGGGAGATCAGGTAGTCCTTGCTGGTGGCGTTCTGCGGGCTGATCGTCGCGGTCGTCGCCGTGTTCAGCGTCGTGCCCGCACCGATCTGCCACTGGTCGTTAAGGAGGCTAAGCCAGCTCTGACCCGACATTCAGACCTCCTGGAAGACTTCGGAGATAGATAGGCCCGGTAGTTTCCGCGCCTCACTAAGTATCTTCTCACCAGCCGTCAGCGCGTTGCCCTTAGCGAGAAACACAGTGGCTGTCATCGAAGCAGTCCGCAACGTCAAACACACGCGCGGCCCAGCGGGCGTGTTCACCATCGCCTCCACGGTGACCTGCGCCTGTGTTTCTTGCAGCAGAGTGTTCGCCGGGTCATAAGGGGCGCACGTCAGGTCACGGGGCACTACGGCTCCTTAACCTTCAAATACACGTCGTAGGTGACAGCCAGAGAACTGAGCTGCCAGATGATGGGAGTGTTGACCGTTGCACCAGCCCACGGGCTGAACTCACCCAGAGCCCACGTCCAGATGATCCCCGCACCTGCCACCCCCTGAAGTTCAGCGCGGCGGAAAAAGTTCGTCGGCGCCGTGGGCTGTGTCGTCGCGTACACGGTGCCGAGTTTCGTTTGGCCGGTCGCGCCGAAGTTGGAAATGTCCTGCACCGTCACCGAGGTAAGCGCACCGGTGCCCGCAGCGGCAGGGATGCCCACCCCAATTTCAGCCACCACCCCGGAGACGTTAAACACGCCGATTTCGAGGATCTGCGGCGGTTGCACGCCGGAACCCAGGGCCGCTGGGAGGATCACCGCGATAATCCCAGCCGCCGCGCCTGTGGTCTTCGTAGTGCCGGCCTCGAAGATGGCCACGTCAGGCTCCTACCACTGGCTCGCGTCAGCGGTGATCGACGCCACCGCGAACGTCAGAGTGTTCCCGTTCGCCAAAGTCACCGACGTGATACCGCCCTGCAAAAACCGCAGCTTCGTTGCGGCCGAGTCCCAGATTTCAATGGCCACCACCGCAGACCACGCGGCACCAGCCGTCCACGACACCGCGTTGCTGTTCGTGGACACACCACCCGACGGGGCACCGAACGCGGTCGCACCCAGGGAACTGCCACCGGCGGTGTAACCGGTCGCTGACAGTTCCGTGCCGTTGGCGGTGTTCGACCCAGCGGAAGACATTAGCCGCAGGAAAAACGGCGGGGTGATCGTGAACGCCGAACCACCACCGGTGCCGGGGGTGATCGTGAACGTGGTGGACGACGTGTACATCGCCTGCATGAGCTTGTTGACCAGGTTATTGCCGCCGGTGTTCCGGTCGGTCATGTTCGCCATGTCAGCTCACCGTTGCCATTCCCACGAAGTACACGTTGCAGGGGCGGCACACCTGGCAGCCGTCCACACCCGCGCCGCAGTGCTCACCGGGGCATTCCTCGCCTGGCGGGGTGACGGAACAACCGTAGACCGGGTCACTTTCGGGGCACGGAACCCCCACGTGGTTCATCCCGGCACCGGGGCAGTCGTTCGCGTTCCCCTCATGGGAATGATTCTCCGGGCAGCATGGGCACGACAGGGCGTCAGTATTGCCGTCCGGGCTGAAAACAGACATGCCGCATTGCTTGCATTCGACCCTGTACATGACCGAAGCTGGCATTCCCATGAGCCCTCCAGGATTCTCGATGATGTTACCCCGCTACGCGGTCCCGGCGCTGCGGCTCCGTGCGCCGCGCTGGTCAGCGCGATGCGGGTTCACCGGCGTGGAATCCTCCGGCTCGGCCTTCTGCTCCGGCTCAGCCTTCTTCGTCACTTCGGGGGCGACAGGGTCAGGCATGTCCCAGTGCACCCTGAGCGGCTCAAAGAGCTGCATGTGCCCCATGAGGATCGGGTGACCGGCCTTGACGATGGTCTGGCCGGCGGTCAGGAAGACCGGCTGGCCCTGGAAGTCGAAATTGGCCGACTCCTTCGCGACGTAAAACTGCGGTTCTGCCATTAGTTCCTCCTGGGTGTGGCGCGGAGCCAGCCATGCTGATGCCACATATCGCTGCCTTCAGCGTAATGCGGGTGGCGCACGGTTTCTACCTCATGGTCGCTGGTGGTGAGCAGAGTTTCACATTCTGCCTTTAGACCTGGGGCGTGGAACTCTATCAGCCACTTCGTCCCACAGGCGGCCATAAGCATCTGCCCGCCGCGGAGAATAGCCGCCTCGTGCCCCTCGGTGTCGATAACCACCAGGTCAGGGTCGCCGGCGTTGTCGGCGAGAGCGTCCAGCGTGGTGCACGGCACCGCGTGCAGTTTCGCCTCACCCCAGTCCGGCAGCGACCACTCCATCCCGTCAGTACCGGGGGTGACCCACTCGCCCTTGCTGATAGCCATGGGCACCTCAGCGAGTTCCACGGTGCCTTCATGGTCGGACACCGCGCAGTTCATCAGCGAAGCCCAAGGGGTGGTCCCCTCAGGGAAATCGTCGTCTTCGATCATCTGCCAGTGCCCGAACCGCTGAACAAGTTCCGCGTAACTGCCCGGTTCAGGTTCGCAGGCGATGATGCCGGAGTAGCCAAGCTGGGCGAGGTGGCCGAAGTTCTCCCCTTTCCGGGCACCGATGTCGAACGCCAGGTCACCTTCGAAACCACGCCACAGCACCCGCTCAACACCTGGCGGGTCTGATGGCACCAGCGGTGGCAGCTCAGACATGAACCTCTCCGTGGACGAGGGTGTACTTGCCGGGTTCGCGGTGCGGGCGGAACGACTGCGCCTGAGAAAAGGAAAACGACCAGTCGCTTGACGCCCACCCTTCCAGGCGGCCGATGTTCTGCGACCGGGAAGCGTCCGGCACCACACACAGCTTGTTGTTGCGGGGCAGGATGCGGGTGGCGATGTTCCAGTCCCACCCGGAGTCGGTGGCACCGCCGGACGTGCAGTCCCAGTCCCATTCTTTGGCGAACATCGGCCACCGGTCCCACCAGGTGCCCCAGCACCAGGCGTTGAAGTACGGCAGCAACCGCACCTGCCACTGGTCGGCGTCACCGTCGTCGGCTGGTTCGTGCTTGTCCCAGCCCTGCCCGCCAGGTGAATGGGCGCATACCGCTGCCACATTGCCATTGTCCTCGAACTCGGCCGCAGCCCAGGCGAAATACTCCAGGACGTCGTCGGACACAACAACGTCTTCTTCGCCGAAAACCACAAAGTCTGCGCCCGGTGCCGGGTTCTTCGTGTCGGCGAGCAGCATGTTCCCCATGTCGCCGATGGCCCGGTGCATGCCCATGTTCGGCACCGGGTCTGGGCGGACGATCACACCAGGCCGGTCCATCAGGTTGCTCTGCTGCAACACGGCAGTCATTTCCCGTTCCCGGTCAGAGCGGCCCATCGCCACGTAGAACATCAGCATGTCGCTGATACCACGCGCCTGCTCCCACGACTTGACGGTTTCCCGCCAGTAGTAGGGGCGTTTGCACGCGGTCGTCGCGACCGCCATGTTCACGGGCATCACAGCTTGATCACACCCATGCCGTAGAACCCTGGTGCGCTGAGCCGGTTCTCCCAGTTCATCCCGGTTTCAACACAGAAGGCGTCGAGCGCTTCCGTCACCGGCCCCCCGGGGGCGGGGAGGGAAACCGCCGGCGGGAGCCACTGGGTGTCATGCATGAGCACAATCCCGCCGGGGGCGACCCGCGGCACGAACGCGCGAAGTTCGGCGAGGGTCTGCTGGTAGGTGTGGCTGGTGTCGATGAACAGGACATCGAACAGGTCCGGCAGCACCACCTGAAGGTCAAGGTCGTTGCCCTGATGGAACGTCCACTGCGGGTTGGCGAACCATTCCTGCGGAACCCGCGGCTGGTCGATGTCCACCGAGTCCAGGTGCCCGGTCCCAAGCACCTCAAGCGCCGCCAGGAACGCGCTGGTGGACTCACCGTTACGGACTCCCAGTTCCACAATGTCCGGCGACTCGTAAGCCCGCACAGTGTCGTACAGGAACGGCAGATGATCCTGGATGTCAGTCCACGGGCCGGTGCGGCGGCGGTCATACTCCTCGACGTAACTCACGCACTCTCCTCATGCGCCGGGTGGAACAGTCCCGTACCGCACGCCACACAGAACGCCATGTTCATCGGGTCCGGCGTGTACGGGTGCTTCACGTCCTGCGCGTCCGCCGTGGTGCCGTCGATGCCGTACGCCTGCCGGGCCGGCTCCCCACGGTCCTCGAACTGCTGGTCGGTCATTGCTGCCTCGCAATCGCCGCGTTGCTCCAGAACATGACTTCCTCCAGCTTGGTGATAGCCAGCGACTTCTCCCGGCCTTCAGGCAGGTTGGCGTTCAGGTACTGGGCATCTTCCAGCAGAAGCTGCCGGATGTCCTCGTGCTGTACTCGCCTGGCATCATCCGGCGGATGGTAGGTGAACCTGTTCGCGATGTCCTCAGGCGTCACTTCTTGTGACCCTTCTTCTGGTCGTCGTCCTTGGTGCCGTCAAGCTGGAACGGCACCGCGTACCCGCCAGCGGAATCGGTACCGAGGGACATGACACGCATCTGCCCGTCACCGGTGCCAGCGTCCTGCACCTCAACGATCTGCGGGGCATTCTTCTTGCCAGGCATCCTTGTTCCCCTTTCACCGGGGCCGGAACCACGAAGGCGGGCACCGGCGTTCCCTAACATATTTCGGCCACGTGCCGTCCACATCGGCAGGCACCATGTCCACACCAACATGATGACCAGTGCGGTAACCGTAGCCGCCTTCGATGATGTCCCGCTCCTCGTACGGCAGCTCCAGGTGACACGACACCGCCAGCTTCTCGCTCTGCGACTGCAAGCCGCCCAGCCACGACAGATGCCACCCGCCGTTGTGTATCACCGGGTACCCCGGGCGCCCGTCGCGGACGGCGCTCAGCTTCAGTCCTGCCATGTGCTGGTAGGAAGTCACCACCGAACCAGGCATTTCCGCCGGGTACAGCCAGTCCACCGCCGAATGGGTGGTGCGCATCAGCAGCCCCCTGGGCATCCCCGCATAGCCCAGGACACGCCGTGACGGGATCTCGTCCACGTCACAGATCAGTACCAGGTCATCGCCGTGCGCCTGGGCGTGAAGTATGCTGCCCATCGCATCCCGCTGTGCGTGTTCACGCACCCACGGGTCCTCGGCGTCAGGCAGCTTCCCCACCACGACGTGGGTGACCCTGCTCCACCAGCGGTTGAACCGGCTCTCGTTCGCGGCGTAGAACAGCGGCTTGTCCCTGCCGTGGAAATCTTGCAGCGACTCCACCAGCACGTGGATCACTTCGACGCCGTACTCGTCGAACTCCTCGAACCGGGCTTCAAGCATGTCCAGTTCATTACGGAACATGACCGTGTCCCAGATCACCGTGGCTCCTCCCAATGCGGGCACTTACGCCCCGTCAGTTGCAGCCAGGTGCACCGCCAAGACCGCGGCCGGGACGGGCCGTGATGCGGGTCTTCGATGTAGCAGATCGCGTCCAGGTCCGGATCGTACGGCGGCGGCATCGGAGGTTTCATGTGATCACGCTTTTCCAGTTCGGCTTCCAGTTCACGAATGCGCCGTCTCGCCGCAGCCAGTTTCGCTGCCGTGGAACGGCCACCCATAACGATGACGCCTCGACCCAGCGGAACACCGGGGAGTTCACCGCAAGCCGTTCGTCGTAGGTATGCGGCGCCAGCCCTCTCTGGTTAGTATCGCCCGAATTGTAATAGTAGTGGTACAGGATGCGGTCGATGCGTGCCTGGGTTTTCAGCAACGGCCGGATCATTTCCACCCATGACCAGTCTTCAAACCCAGCCGACTTCGCAGTGAAATCTCCCTGCCTTGCCAGCTCCAGCCGGACAGGGTTGACCTGGGTGACGTCCCGTGCCAGGTAAGGCAGCTCCTGGTCCAGATGACGGTTGCCCCACCCAGGCATATCCAGCCCGGTCCTGACCGTCTTCGGGTGCCGTGCACCGTCGTGGTAATAGGCGTGATCGAACGCGATGTAATCCGCGCCGGACTCCCACATCGCGGCAAGAATCACCGGCACATAGTCCGGCTCCACCATGTCGTCGTCGTCAACTATGGAGAAGTATTCGCCGGTGGCGGCCATCAGCAGATCCTGCTTCACGGGACCAGGACCGCCGCGTTCACCGTTGTTATGCAAGGCGAGGACTTCCACCTGTGGCCACACCGCTTCCGCCTGGGGAAGCAGCACATCAAGCAGCCGCGCGAGTTTCAGCTTCCGGCTCGCCAAGGTCGCGATGCATATGCTCCACACCGGGCCTGGCGAGGAAGAAGATGTGCTCGGCGCCATATTGGGTCCTTGTCTTGAAGCTGGCCTCATGGTCCAGCAGCCCGGGGAAGAATGCGGTCAGGTCGCCCTTGGCGAAGGAAATGTCCGGCACCATGTTGCCCTCCGTGCCGGGGATGACCTGGGTCTCATCGCTGAACGGCGTGAAGATCACCAGGCTCATGCGGTTGCGGAACGACGCCACCGCGGATGTGAGTACCTGATGCCAGTCCACATTATGTTCGAGGACATGCCGCATAAGGATGCCATCAGGGGAGGACGAGCGGCTCCGCAGGTCATCGACCACGTCCACGAACTCACCAGGACTGCCGTCGATCCCCTGGTAGGCAGCGTTACCGGCGAACTGCTTGGCGTAGGCCAGGCCGCAGCCCCAATCTTCCACGGTGGCGCATCCTTCCAGCCACGCCATGCCCGCCTGGTGGGTGACAAACTCCTCGTCTGGGTTTGCACGCCGGGCCGAATCAGACCACGCGCCCATCACGTCGTTAGCCACAAAGACTCCTTGCTCGGGAGAGGACGTGTCTACCCTACCATGCCTCCTGAACCTTGGCGGCGTCCAGCGACCGTTCGCAGGTCACCCAGTTCAGGTATGCCTGGTAGTCAGGGTGACCTGGGTGAAACCCCCCAGCCTCCTGGTAAGTGGCGTCTATCTCTCCCTTGCCGAACGCGGGATGCAGATGCTCGATGATCACATCCGGGCAATACGTCAGGCAATCGGCGGCATGGCCCAAATCGGTCCAAACGTTGTCCACACAGTAGTGGGCCATCTTCGGGTGACACATCCACCCCAGGGCACGCACGATCCCCACACTGATCACCGGCGCCGTCGCCAGGTTCCCACCTTGTGCTAGGTCGTCGCCGTAAGAGATGCCAGCGCGGCCAGCAGCCCGCATCAGCGTGTCATCCCAGCCTTCGGTACGGGGCAGGTGATCGTCACCCAGAGAGGCGTAATGACTGTATCCCCGGGAAAGACGGTCTAGGGCGATCGCATTAGTCCACCCGGTGAGGGACTTGCGGTCGCCCACCACATACTCAATGTCGGAACCTGTGGGGCCGGTGAGGTACTCCCGCAACCGCAGGTCGTCACCATCAAGGCCAACCGCCACCTGGGTTGACGCTGTTCTTGTTGCCCTGATCGCGGTGATGAGGTCCGCAAGCTTCCCTGGGCGGCCACGTGACGGCACAATCACCAGCAACCGCGGCTGCTGAACTTCAGTTTTCTTCGCGGGAGACACGCTCAGCCTCTGCGCACGGGGAAACGTGGTGAATGGACCGGATCTGACTACGCCAGAGTTTGACCACCGGCGCTCCGCAGCCGGTGCACACATCGAGACCATCTGCGTTCCTGACTACCCTTACACCATCGGCGGGTGTCACCGGCCCGCTCATAGCTTGGCTTCAATGGCCTTGAGAGCGGGCACCCAGTATTTCTCCAGGACCACATCCACGTCGTACTTCTGGGCATGCGCCAAAGACGCCGCGCACTTCGCCTGATACGGTCCATCTCTCTTGTACGCCTTCTCGAACGCCTTGACAAGCTCCCCGATGAACGGCTTATCCCACCAGGCGTCATGACCGGGCCGCCAGTACGGTTCCGACTTCACCTCGTAAGCCACCGGGCCAACAACTTCGTGCATCGCACTGCCCCACGCACCGGGTCCGTGCCTCCCAGGGCCGTACTGGTCCTTCCCGGTGCCACGGGTGGACACCACCGGCACCCCGCTCGCCAGTGCTTGCAACGCCGGCAAACCGAACCCTTCCGCCAAAGAAGCACCGGCGTACACGTCGGCGATCCCATAGTTGGACCTCAGCGTTTCAGGGCGGATCAGCCCAGCGGTCAGCAGGTACTGGTCGGTCCACGCCACCCCATCCAGGCACCCCATCCGGGCCGCCACGTACGGCAGGTCAAGACCGGTGGCGGTGATCTGGTGCGCGTGGACCATCAGCAGAGCGTCCTTGTGCCGCAACCGGAACTGGGAAAACGCCGCGAACAGTTCCGCGTACCCCTTACGGTCATGGGACAGGTTCGCCGCGTCGGTGAAGATGATGAACCTGTCGTCTAGGCCGAGGGCTTCCCTGGCTGTCTTCTTGTCGGCGGGGGGAACCCACAAGTTCTTGGTGTTGATGCCGTGCGGCACATACATGGAGCTGTACCCGGCTTCCTCCAGTTGTGCTTGCGCGAACTCGGTCAGCGCCAGAAGGTGCGTCTTAACACCCACGTCTTTAGCTTGCTGCAAGCCGTCAAGGTCACGTTTGGACAGCGGCGCGCAATCCACCGGCATCCAGAAAGCCACGTTCCGGCCGCCGAGCCGGTCCTTAGGCAAAGCCCACTGGTCCATCAAGCAGATAATCAGGTCCGCTTTGAAGTGGTCGGCGTGGTCGCCGATGATGTCGCCGCCGTACGCATGCTGCCCTGCGGGGTACACGGCATGCCCTTGCCACCGTTGCGGGCCGCCTTTGAGACCATAGAACGCACTGATAGCGACTTCATGTCCCAGTTCCGCGAGTTTCGGCACCCATATGGCCGTCTGCGTGCCGTATCCGGTATGTGCCCAGGCGGAGTTGCTGTGCCAGAGGATACGAATTTTAGACCGCCTTGTCCGGCTTACGCCTATGCTCGCAGAGCTTCATGAGCAGTCCGGGCACTTGCGGCCGACGGCGTCCACACGATCGCTGCGAATCTCAGCGACACGGATGAACACCGAAACCTTCGACCGCCACGACTCGTTAACACGGCCCACATGCCCGCAGCCGAACCGTGACAGCGGCGCGTTCACCGCGATACCACGCCTGCTACCTTCTGCCATAGGTGGTGCCTTTCCTCGGCGGGGTGCCGCCTGAGGCCGGGAGTCCGCTCATGCTCCCGGCCTCTTTTCACACAGGCTGTCACCCAAGCGCAGAATACTACCTGGTGGCCTGCCGCGTCTTCTCACCAGCCGGCCGCGGCTTCTGCCGCCGGGACCGCACCAGCACCGTCAGCGGCACACCCACCGCGGACCATGCGATTTCCTGCTTCGGCACCGCCACCCAAATCTCGTCGCCTTCATCGACCTCAGTCGAAAACTGCGACGTCATCACGTACAAACCGCCGCCGCCATCGACAGCCAGCTCCGGGCCACCAACATAGAAGTTGTACCCGCTCGACGACTGCGACTGCCCAGGAAGAGGCAACGTTGCGATAGTAACTTCCACGTCACCCGCTTCCGCTGTATACACAGGCTGCGAACTGCCAGGTTCAACGGCCTTGAAAAACGAGCGCAACGGCATCGTCTACCTCCAGGTCAGATACCTGTGATTGTAGACACGAAACCGCCCCCCCGGCCTGAACCAGGAAGGCGGTTTCGTTGTCCCCAGACTGTGAGCCTACAGGGTCTGAAGCAGCCTGAAGGCGTTCGGGACCAGCACCCTGGAGTTGTTGAACCAGATCGCCAGGATGCCCCGCTGGCCAACAGGGAACCGGTTCGTAGCGCCGAACAGGTGCGGGATCAGCTCGATGCCCATACCGATACGGTCCACGATCAGGAACTGGCTGAAGTCGCCCTGAAGCAGAACGAGGGAACCAGAGGCGATCGAGGTCGTCATCGTGGACAGTTCGTACGCCGGGTAACCGTTGAACGTCGCCGGAGTACCAGCCGAAGGCCGCACCCACGAGTCGAACGCCGCCGAAGCCAGAGCCTGGAAGAGCTGACGGAACCTGTTGAACGTGGTCTTGCTCGCCAGGTAAGCCGACTGCTGCCGGAACCGGGGAGCCATGTTGTTCTCCAGGTTGTACAGGTCACCAATCGCCAGCGTCGCCGTGCCTGCCGTGTTGACCAGCGAACCAGCCGACTGGTCGTGCAGCGTGGTGATGACACCGTTCGCGTTCGGGGCGGTGCCGTTGCCCAGGGCGAAGGAGGTGGCCTCCTCAATGTCCTTGGCGTCCATCAGCAGGTTCGTCATCTGGGACCGCAGCGCGCCCCAGGAAACGTCCAGCTCGATGTTGAACGGCACGAAGCCCTGCACCCGCGTGGTGCGGACGTTGGGCTGCACCAGCAGCGGGTCACCGGTCGCGGCCTCAGTACCTTCAGCCACACGGTTGACGACCACACCAGCGGACGTCACACCGTCCCATTCCTTGCCGGTGATCTGCTCCACCCGGCTGATCTGCCGCAGCGGGTTGATAGCACCGTTGCTGGAAAGGATCACGGTCGGGTCTAGCTGGAAAGGAACGGCGAAGCCACCCGCGGAGTCCACACCAAGCTGAAGCGCCCGGGACTCTTCCGTGGACAGCCCGTTCACCGACAGCTTGCCGAGCATCTTGCCGAACGCCCGGTCGTAAATCGGGGAACCGGTGGTCAGCACACGCCGGGCCAGGGTGCCCTGCTCGTCGTCCACCCGGTCCAGCAGGTTCGCGACCGTGGTCTGGCAGTCCTCCCGGGACTTCGGCCCCGCGTACCGCACCATCTCGATGGCCCGCATGGCGTGCTCACGCATCAGCACCGGGACCTCGTCGAAGTTGTGCGCCCGCTGCCGGATCGCAGTCAGGTCGAAAACCTGCTCCGAACGCATCGGGTTATAGAACGCCGGGGTGCCGTTGCCGTTGGTCTGCCGGTAGGTGGGGGCGGTGCGGGAACCGGGGCCACCGTATGCGGCGGGGACGTTGCCGCCACCGTTGCCGTAACCGATGCCGTCGTTGCCGGTGCCTTCGGTGAAGCCCTGAAGCTCAGGGTTCTCCAGAATGGTCCGCAGGTACTCCGACCGGGCCGTCGCGTCCTTAATGGCCCGCTGGTGAATGACCAGCTCCTGCTGAAGGGCGCTCCACTCGGTCCTCGTGTCATCGGGAAGCTCGGCGCCCATGTTCTCGGCGTCGATTTCCTGAAGACGATGCTGAACCTCGGCGAGCCGCGCCTGCCGCTGGTCGATGGACATTAGGTCTGCCATCGTGTTGCTCCTGTTTGTAGTGCTGGTGTTTGCCGGGTGCGGCTGCGGCCCTGGCGTGGCGGCTGCGGACCCAGTGCTTGCGTCTGCGTTACGCGGGACGGCGGCGGCTGGGTTCCTGCCGGAACTGCTAGAACCCTTTGTACCACTCTTTGCCGCCTGAATGGCGCGTTCATGTGCCTCCAAGTGCGCCTTCGCTGCCGTGGAGTTCACCAAACCCTGCGTATTGCGCAGCCGGCCGAGTGCCGCGCTAACCCCCGCCGCGTTCGGCGGGTCACCGGGACTGTAGTGATGCGGAAGCGCCCACGTGGCCTGCAACTTCGAGTCACCATTGCGGCGGCCAGCGCAAACGGAAGCGAAGAACTTCGCCGGGTCATTCGCAGCCGACCCCTTGGCCCACACCTTTCCAGCGTCCCACGGGGAAGTGTCCACACCGTCAGCGCGCTGGCTGCCTTCAGCCGGGCCGTCGTCCCGGCCTCCCTTACTGTCCTTCATCGGCTTGCCAGGGACCGGCTTCTTCTGCTTGCCATCGGCGGTCCAGTAATCATGGTCCTTGTCGGTGGCCGCCTTGGAGTCGTCGTCGCCGTCCTTGTCGGGGTCAAACTTGCCGGCCTTCGCTGCGGCAACACCAGTCGGCATGCCCATGTCATCAGCGTCCGGCTCCGGGGACTTGCCCTTCTTCTTCTTCTTGCCCGCCCGGCCCGAGGTACCCGGCTCGTGGTCGTGGTCGTGCATCGCATCGCCTTCGTGTTCGTGCTCGTGGCCGTGCATTCCGTCGCTGTTGTCGTCGGGGCCGTCGTAAGCATTGTGATTATGTGAATGCGCGCCGGTGTGCGGCCCATGGGTGGCAACTGTCGTGTCACGCACCGGTGCTGGACTGGCCATGTCATCGGCCACAGGAGCGGCGGTGGCCCGCTCCGTTTCCTCCTGCCCGGTCCTGCCCGAATTGCTGGTCATGCCTGCGGCTCCTGTCACCACCGCCGGGTACGTCTTGTTGTCCGCCTGCGTGGACGCGCCGGCGTCTTCGATGTGCGCCCGCAGGTGCGCCTTCGCCTTCTGCTTACTGTCGGTCGGGAACCCTTCGATGGTGTCGGCCTTCAGCAAGGCGTTCCGGCAAGCGATCAAGTTGGCTGGGCCGGGGTTGCCATCGTCACCGACATGGTGGTGCGGGAGGTGCCCGTGTTCGGGCAGGTACTTGTTACCGCTGTCCGCACCGGCTGCCTGGTCGGCGAGGGCGTACACCGACTGCATGTGATCCCAGGACGTCGGGAACTTCATCTTGCCGACTTCAGTTTCGGCGTGGTAGTCGGTGGTGGAAACGTCAGTGTGATGAACAGGCACACCGGTACGGCTGGAACCGTTCAACTCAATGACCTCCCGGGCGGCCGGCTCGGAACCGAACCCATCGCGCACCATAGCTTCAGCCGCCTCGGCGCTGTACCCACCGCGCACCATCGCTGCCAGTTCCCTCGCCCTTACACCGACGATTTCCGCTGTGACAAACGCCGGGATCGGCGTAGGCCCGTACTCGATGAGGGCGATTTCCTTCCGGGTCACCAGGGGCAGTTCGCCGTTGCGGTCTGGCTTGTACTGCGAATAGCCAGACCTTTCAGGGTCGCTTTGGACGAACACGCCGGTGTAACTCATGCCACGCAGAGACTGGGACTGGATGGCGGTGAGGATACGGTCATTTTCTGGGCCAGGGTCGAACCGGGTGACGGTGTACAAGCCCCTCTTGTCAGGCTTCATCTCCAGCGGCTTGCCCAGCGGCACCGACCACATGTCCGACGGGGTGCCATCCAGGGACTTGGCGTGGTTGTACACCGAGAAAATCTGGTCCGCGCGGTCGGCGAGAGACCGGTTGAACGACGCCGGGTCGTTCTGCTCGTTGTAATGCCCGTCCTGGTCCACAATCTCCGACGGGGTGTTGAACACCGCGGCGTAGGCGACCACATCCCGGCCCGTGCCGCCCTTACGAATGTGGATGTCGTCGAAGGCGAGAGCACGGGTGACGGTGACAGAACGGTCCCCTGCCAGGGCGCGGCGCACCCGGCGTGCACTCTCAGTGCTCATCCGGCCCTCCGATGGCAGCCCTTCCGTTAGAGCTAACCGTAACTGGTATATGGCGCTTTTGCTTTAGTACCACAGGCTCTGAGTTCGTATCAGCGGGGTGCGCCGCTTCGAGCGCTTCCAGTTCAGCGCCCTCCACCTTGTAATGCTTACGAAGGTGGTTGGCCAGCCGTTGCGCATGCTCCGAAGCCGATTCCAGGTGATTGCCGATATGGTCCTGATTGAACTCAATATTGTCCGGCGTAGTGGAATCCCGCAGATGCGCCAGATGCCTGCGTGCATGCGCCAGATCATGAGACACCGTTTCCAGCAGGTGCGCCGTGGAACTCTCCACATGGTCGGAGCCCCCAGCCCTCACCTTCCCCCGCGACACAGGAACCAGGTCAATCACCGGCCGGGACTTCGCCGCGGGTGCAGCGTCCAGCTTCGGCAGGCCAGGCTGCTGCGGCTCCGACGGCACCGCTGTGCCCGGGGGCTGCAACTGCACCGACAGCAGCCCCGTGTGCTTCAGCAAGCTCATGTCGTTGTTAGCAACGGCCTTGATAACCGAGTCCGGCTCGAAGCCTTCCCGTACCAGTGTGGTGATCGTGGAAGCTTGCGACTGCGCCACCGCGGCGATGTCCTGCTCGTCTGCACGCATGAACGGCACACGTGCGTCGAACCACAGATTTGCCCCCGGTGGCACCGTCATGATGGATTCCAGCGCCGAGCACGCACACATCCACAGGTGGTACATGGTGCCGTCGGAGAACCGCCTCCGGGCCGAGTTGAAGTTCCCCGCGTTCAGCGACGATCCCTGAAGTCCCTCGGAGAAGCCCACCCAGGACGGCGGGACACCCGCTGCGGCGGCCAGGCGGGATTCGCCTTTACCTTGCGTCGCGGCGAAGTCGAGCTGCTGGAAATCCTTCCCGACCGTGACCGGGTCAGCGCCACCACCCAGATAGAGGGTCTTGTACGCATTGAACGCGCCCTTGTGTTCCTCCTCCATCAGGGCCTTGAACTTTGTCACCATGTCGATCGGGATGGTGGGGTCGAACTTGATCGCCAAGTTCGGGGTTGCGGCGTTCTGGAAAAACCTGGCCTTGTGCTCCACGGCCAGGGAGTCGCCCTGCACTTCGCGGATACACGCGGTCAGCCACGACATGCCCAGGAACTGGAAGTTCGGGTCCGGCTGCGAGGCGTAATGCGCAACCTCGTTCGGGAGGAAAAACTTCGCCCGGCCAGACCGCGGCCAGTACGCATACCCGGCGACTTCCACATCTTCGGCGTCCATGGGAAAGTCGGCGTCAAGCTGAGAACCGAGGATGATCGTCACCAGGTCCGGGCGGAGCCTGGCCAGCCGGTCACCGCGGGGCCGGACAATGTAGGAGTTCCCGGCGATGGAGTTGTCAATTTCCATCCGGGCGAGCAGGTCAGCGGTCAGCCCACCGGGCCACGGGTGTTCCAGCACCGACAAGTCCGGGGAACCGAACAGGTCGCCGGGATCGGAGCCCTTGAACCGGGTCCACTGGAACCTGATCTGGGAGAACGCCTGCATCCTCGCCTGCACCAGCGCGAACACAGCGGTGTTGCCGTGATGAGCGGCGATGGTGGAGCCGACAATGCGCTCCTCCTTGACGTTGCCCATCGTGGTTTGGATGAGCGGGTACGTCAGGCCACCGAACTCGAACAGCGCCGACCATTCGTCCACGTTCAGGGACATGTCACGCTGAGACGGCGCGGGAGAGTTCCGCCTGGCCATCTTCGCGTTGACGCGCTCCAGAACGCCCATAACGGGTTACCCTCCGGTGTTACGTGCGGCCTTCATTTCACGCAAGGTTTTGGTGTCGGCACGTGCGGCGGCCCACCCATCAGCGAACGACAAGGCAACCCACACCGCAGCGAACCACACCACGGTGAACGCCTTCGCGATCACCCAGCCGAAAGCGAAAAGTATCACCGCCAGAAGCCGGGCAACAGTCTCGATGAAACTGACTTCACGGGCACGGGCAGTGACGTCTTCAGGGTCCACCCGTTCCAGAAAGGCGGTCATTGAGGTCATAGAAGCATGCTAGGCCCTGCCAGGCGTTTAAGAGCGCCCAGCAGGGCCTAGCCGCGGGACAGCGAAGCTAACAGGCCACGCCGGAATGCTTCACCGTGTCGTAAGGGTTCATGTGCGACCCGCCGGTCGGCGGGCTGTGCGACATGGCGTCATAGCTGACACCGGATACGGTGCCAACCTG